CCAACTTGTCCTTCACTATTTTTGGCTGCGAAATCACGTGATCTACTTCGCGTCCAATGCAACGATTACTCGTAGCGCGGGCGTAAAATTCAGTGAATCTTCTTTTGCTGGATCTAAAGGAAAACGCTCTTATTCGCTTGCAGGAAGCGTTTTAAAAGCCTTTTCTGACGACTTTAATCGTGGCAATAGTTCTGATATTGCGACGACTACTATTGCGTGGAGAGAACTAAGCGGAGATTGGCAAATTGACAACAACGCAATCTTTACAGATACTTCTCCAGCAACATACCCATTGGCCGCCGTACGCACAGGAACGCGCAATGCAAAAGTGCGTATCAACAAAGGATCGGCTGGTTGGGGATGGGGGGTAGCCTTTTGGGTTCTTGATGACAGCAACTGGCATGCTGCTGTTATTGACCGAGTAACAGCAATCACTTATTCATGCCCAACAAACACCAATGTTGTAACTCTATCTGGAACTACTTGTGTGTATCCTCCAGATTATCCGCAAACTGACAGGACATGCTCTGCCACGAATTTTTGCGCGTCAGGAGTATTTTACAACGGAGGATGTTACAGTTGCCCCTGTGGCGGGTTTAACCAAGGTGGATGTTGGTACAACTGTGGATGGATAAACATAGGATCAGATTCTTGTGGGTGTTGCCCGGGAGGGCAAGGAACTGGTTATTGCCAAACTAATCCTGTTAATTATCCCGGTCAACAACTATGTGACTGCACGGTAAACTCTATTTATCACGGCGCGGCTCAAAATTTTAATTATGCTTGTCCATATTGCGCCACAAACGCTAATATTGTGACTGGACCAACTAATGGAATGTGCATTTATCCTGCTGATTATGCGGCTACCGCAACTAGTTCATACGCCAATCAAATTATCATTCTAAGAGCGGTATCTGGAGTGGTATCTGTTGTGGGAACAAGCACCGCACTTGTGACTAATATTAACGTTCGCCCTGATTACGTTAATGTTGAAACTCTTGGAACTACCGCAACAATTACGGCTCCAATGGACGACTCCAGCGGCACTATTGAAGTTTTGTACAATGCCGCAGGAGCAAGTCGTGGAACCCGGCATGGGGTGCTGCTAGCATCTACTACCGCAACACAAGCCACCAACATGGACAATTTTACTTATGAACCACTATGAGCGACACAACTGAAATCCCGCTGTGGAAACAGCGTTTTGCAATTTGCCAAGCATGCCCTCGGTTTTTTAAGCCGTCTGGGCAATGCATGGAGTGTCTGTGCTTTATGCGAATCAAGACCCGTATAAAAAGTCAAAGTTGCCCACTGGGCAAATGGGAGCAAGTATGAGTTTTACAATTACTAAAACCAGTTATGGTCCAGTCTTTGCGCTCAATGAAAACACGTTTACCGTTATGGACGGGCAAGACATGATCCAAGCCTATGAAGAGGTGCCCGACCTGCTTGCGGTTATTGAAGATCATCTCATGGTGGTCTTGCGTGAGGCATTTGATGAGGCCTTGCAAGCACTTGAGGCTGGGATTCAAATGAACTCTTCACTTTTGTACGGGTACCTTAACGCCTATAACCAATTCAATGGTTTTAAGAATGGCTATTTGCCTAACTATTTGCGCCAACTTGCCGACGTTGAACGACACAATTAAACACCCACGGCTATAATTAGCCGTGCTTGTAGACAAGTAGGATTTGACTATTAAAAGGCGCACAATAGGTTTTGTAACGTACGATTGGGCGTGGGGAACTAAACCTCTACAACCCAACGGTTGCGCGTGGTATCGATGTTTGCTGCCCATGCGAGAACTTGAAAAACACGGATGGCGTGTTGGTTTGGGACTTCCGCGCTATCACCCTGACCATAATTTTGGAATTGTACTTGCAGATGACAAGGCCGTGCATGGTTGGGACATTGTTTTTATGAAGTTGATTATGCGTAAAGAGGTAGCCGACGTTATTCAGTATGTTAAAGGAAAACAAAAGTTAGTTGTAGACATTGACGATTATTTTGAAGGGTTAGAGTTCTCCAACAGAGCATTTGCAACAACTGATCCTAAAAACGATTCCATTAACAATAGAGAGCATTATTTTCGTATTATCGAGCAAGCAGACGCGGTAATTACATCTACTCCCTTTTTGTACGATTTTTATAGAGCAAAACGTAAAAATGTCTTTTTGGTTAGAAATGGAATTGACATTCAACGTTGGACGGCGCGCAAAGACAACGCGTTATGGCGCCCAACAATTGGGTGGGTTGGGGCAACTCCATGGCGTTCTAATGATCTTGAAACGCTTGCACCGTTCATGAATGATTTTTTACGTAAACACAATCTTAAATTTCACCATGCTGGACATACTGCAGATGCTGAGTTTGCTGAAAATCAATTAAAAATTAACAATAATCGTGCAGAAACTAGCCCAATGAAACCAATTTCAGCGTATCCAACTATGTTTGGAAAAATTGATATTGGACTTGTACCACTTAACGATGTTCCCTTTAACCATGCAAAGTCGTACATTAAAGGATTAGAATACGCTTCTGCGGGTGTTCCATTTATTGCTTCTGCGCTTCCGGAATATCAAAACCTTGCTGATGATTTTGTTGGTCGTGTTGCGTGTACAAAAAACGAGTGGATTAACCATTTAGAAGCCTTACTCGACCCCCAATTGCGCAAAGACGAGGCTATTGTAAATCGAGAGATCGTTGAAGAAAAATTTAGTATGAAACAACGTGGGATAGAATGGAATATTGTTATGGACAAAATTTATAACTTATGATTTCACTTAATGACCTTACCGTCCCGGCCCCCCCGCACGGGCCCATGGATTGGAACGACGACGGCTATGTCATCAAGGAGTCTTTTATACCTGAACCGTTGATGCAAGAATACGAGACGTGTTGGTTGGAGCATAATTCCGACCGTCCGCAAGGATGGCCAGATTGCACCCCCTATCGTCGGCATCCAGAATTACTAAACATTCTTTCGTACAAAGGTATTCATGACACCATTAAAGAACTTATTAACGAGCCTGCGGGTGTGCACCTTAATTTAACTGGATGGGTATCTACTCAAAGAAATTGGCATCAAGACACGTATCTTAACCCCCCGCACGTAGGGGATTACTACATTGCAGTATGGATTGCTCTTGACACAATTCACCCAGATTCTGGGCCGTTTCAACTAATTCCCGGCTCGCATCGTTGGCCAATTGTAACGCGTGCAAAAATACTTGCGGCGCTTAGTCCGGAAGAGCGCAATCATATGTGGCCTAAATACAGCGAACGTTTTTTGACCCCTTTGTTTACCAATGAAATTGAAAAACGTAATGCAACTGTTTACACGCACCTTCCTAAACGCGGTGACACTTTGTTTTGGCATGGACGCACACTGCACCGTGGTTCAGAGCCCAAAGTTCCCGACATGCAACGTAAGGTGTTAATTGCCCATTATTCCGGCATCAACCATCGTCAAGATATGCCTACCGCCTTGCAACACAATGATGGTTGGTATTTTCCAATAGACGATCTCAACGCATGATGTTGCTTAACGCTGGGTGTGGCACCCACTACGCACAGGGGTGGGTCAATACAGATGTGTGGGTAAGCGAAACTACTAAACCTGACGTAAAGGTAACCCCGGGAGAACCCTACCCTTTTGAGGACAACACATTTAGTGCTGCCTTCTTAGGCCACGTTCTTGAACACATGCCGTGGTCTGACGTTTCTAAATTTCTCAAGGACATCTCAAGAATTGTAAAACCCGGAGCCCCTATTTTAATTGTTGGGCCAGATGTATTTAAAACTATACAACGTTGGAAAGACGGACAAGAACCGTGGTACATGGTTGAGTCTGTCATGGAACATTTAGACATGAATTATCAGCCTGAGCGCACTAACGAATGGTGGGACGGGGCACACCACCATTGGAATTGTCATGAAAAAAGAATTGAAAATCTGCTACAAACATTAGGTTTTTTGCACATCACCAATGTGTTTGATATTATCCCCAATGACCCTATGGGGACAAGTTGGTTTGACAATGTCACTAATATTACGTGGCCTGTAGTAGGAAAATACCATTGGCAATTGGCTTTTAGAATTACAAATCCATAATAATCTATACTTGTTACCATGCCTCGCCAGCGTGGACTTGGGAAAATGGGTCGCGACCGTATTCGGCAAGCCCTTGGTGACTTTACTCTACAAACGCAGGCTGACCGCGACCGCGCTGAAGGTCGAGAAAGTCCAAATTCGTGGGAATGGTTTGATCCGTGGAGAGCGGCATCGCCGGGGCTTGACAATGCCAAACCGTCAATGTTAGGTGTAAACACCAACGGGTCAGACAGCACTCGAGTATCAATGGCTCAATACTTTTTTGATCCACAAACACAAATAGGTAACATGTACGTGCTGTTCAGACGCAAGGGTAGCCGATATGTTTATGAAGGGGTACCCGTATATGCTGCTCGACGTTTTTACAATGCACTTTCAAAAGGAAAATCAATTGGTCCAATGAACGGCTTAGAGCAGTATGGCTATCGGCGGGCCGCTGATCACGAAGACGCGTATTTTCGTGGAGAATCTGGATCGACAATTGGTAGGTCCTTCTCTAACCCCTTGTATGCAAATACTGCAGCAATTACAGACGATCTTGACGAAGAATATCGCCCAGAACAACGTAACTATCCAACATCGGTGCAGCCAGAACTTGAACTTGACCTTGGCGCCAAAGAGGCAATCTATGCTTGGCGTAATAGTGTTAAAAACATTGGTAAAGATAGACGCCGTAAATCATAAGGATTACAACATGAAGATGAATGTGGTGCGGGGGCGAGGCCCTGTCTATTGGATTGCGCGCGACACAGGTAAAAAAGGCATGTCCCCCATCTCCGGCGGATGGATGCGTGAACTTGGGGGGTATTGGCGTCAAGGATATGGAATTCAGTTCCGTGCCGGAAAATACGTGTTCCAATTTGGACTATGTTGCAAAGCCAAAAACATTTACGATGAACAAACTGGACTTTTGTATGCCGTAAGTGGCAGAATGATGGATACCGACACTAATGAGATTGGAAATTGGAAATGAAACTGTTTAAAAAAGTTGAAGCAGGACTTAACAATCAGTCGCCCAGCGCGGTGCAGCAACGCGCAACTTTGTTAGACGCCCCGTCGTTACGGGTGTGGTTAGACACGACTATTATGGGTCTTGGGGCGGCTTTTGACAAATGGCGCTACCATAATGGGCCTGCTGAAGAAGTTATGCAACATATCCACGCCATCAATGCCCTTTGGGCTGAGGTGGAGAAACGAGAAGAAAATGACAACAAATAATCAACGCAGAGTGCTTCGGGCTTTTGATGATCTTTTGTGGGCCACAGATATTCGCCCGCATGACCCTATTATTTCAGTAGTTTATTGCTTAGAGGGCACGTATTACAAAATTGACACAAACACAATGTGTTATTTACTAGAGCGGGTTCTCCAAATTGTTGAGGACAATGCCAACAAAACCCCAAAACCAAGCGAAGATCAACTTACTCTTTTTTAGTTGATGTACGCTAGTAGACGTGTCTGATGTATTAAACGAAGAATTAACAGCCGAGGAACTAGTTGAGGAATTAGACGAAACCTCTGCGGAGTTTGTGGACCAATTGGTAACCAAACTTGTCCTGTTTACAGAACAGTTCTGCAATATTCAACTGTTTCCGTATCAAATACCTATTGCGTACCGCATGATTGAATCTATCGTGTTGGGAGACGGTGAAGAAATGACCCTTGTGGCCACACGCCAAAGCGGTAAATCAGAGGTTGTCTCTAATGTGCTGTCCTCAATGATGGTCATTCTTCCAAAACTGTCAACCATTTACCCAACGTGGTTGTCTAAATTTGAAAGGGGTTTTTGGTGTGGCGTGTTTGCGCCGGTTGAAGATCAGGCCGACACGGTTTTTAGCCGCATTGTTAGCAAACTTACAAGCGATCACGCCGTCTCTTTCCTGCTCGACCCGGAGATTGACGACCGCACACAGGCGGGGGGCACTCGCGGTAAAGGCAAAATTATTTCTTTAAAGCGCTCTGGATCGCTGTGTCGCATGCAAACCTGCAACCCTAAGGCCAAGATTGAATCTAAGACATACCACTTTGTGCTGGTTGACGAGGCTCAAGAGGCTGATGAGTTTGTTATTGCTAAATCCATTAAACCAATGCTGGCTTTTAATAACGGCAGCATTGTGTTAACGGGAACGGCTAACCGTACTAAATCGTACTTTTACAAAATGATCCAATACAACAAACGCCGCATCAACCAACGTGGTGGCAATCTTCGCCCCTGCCACTTTGAGTATGACTGGCGCATTGCGGCTAAATACAACCAAAATTACGCCAAATTCATTTCTAAAGAAAAATTGCGTATTGGGGAAGATTCTGATGAATTCCAGATGTCTTATTGCAATCGCTGGATGCTGGAAAAGGGCATGTTTGTTACGGAAGAGCGAATGGAGCGGTTATACGATTCCTCAATGCCACTTGTCAAGCAATGGTGGCGTACGCAGGTTGTGGCCGGTATAGACGTGGCTCGGGCCAACGACTCAACGGTTGTGACGGTTGTGTGGGTGGATTGGGACCATCCAGACCCCTTTGGCTTTTATGAGCACCGTATTCTTAATTGGCTAGAGATTAACAATGAAGAATGGGAGCAGCAATATTTTGAAATCATTGATTTTTTAAGAAACTATGAGTTGTTGCGGGTAGGTGTGGATGCTCAAGGAGTCGGCGGCGCGGTGGCTGAGCGCCTGCAAGTGCTGCTCCCTAATATTGAAGTGCTTCCCATTTCTTCCGATTCCAAGAACCAAAACGAGCGCTGGGTGCACCTTACGGAACTTATTCAGCGAGAACAGTTGGTAATTCCCGGCCATTCCAAGGCGCGGAGAACCCGCATGTGGAAGAAGTTTAACCAGCAAATGAATGATCTAGAGAAAGTGTATCGCGGCCCATACATGTTGGCGGAGGCGCCCGACGAGAAGGGGGCGTTTGACGACTATCCAGATTCGCTGGCAATTGCCTGCGCTATGACAATCCATGATACCTTGCCAACCGTACAGGTGGCGGAAAATCCATTCTTTAATTGATGGTATTCTTGAGGAAACTGGTTTTACCTTAGGAGATTACATGACGACTATTTCACCTGCCCCCATGTTTCCCGAACGCGATGGTAGTGCAATCGTGTTTGAACGCGAAATGGCCCCCAGCATTCCGGGTAACAAAGGCCCGCTCCGCTTTGAGGAAGGTGTTGCTACTGACACCGACGTTCCGAACGACTTTGCCAAGGGTGCCTACGTGGACACTGCGCCGTCTCCGATGCGGATGAACCACAACAATCCTGAGATGTTTTACAAGCATGCTGTTGAGACAATGCAGGAGCGTGCACACGTTGGTTCTGCTTCGTGGATTGAAGCCCCTTCGGTTCTCAGCGAGTTTGTTGAGGGTGCGATGGCTGGCGACGGAATGCCGCAGTGGGAGTACTCCTACAACGATGGCGGCCACATGAACCGCCCGAACGCTACGGTTGTTTCGGACTAACTCATGGATTCCGCCGACGGCGGAAACGTCGACGCCAGCCAAAGCGATGGGGATCTAGAGCAAGACTCTCTGACTTCAACGTCCGATCTAGCGCCAACCATTGCGGAGCGGTATTCGCTTTCGCCGCAAGGAATGTACATTCCGGGAAGATACGCACCCGGTATGTATTCCAGCCGCATTGGCGCCTTTATTGCTTCTTACCAAGTTAAGCCGCCGCCGAAAGTTCGCGAGCGAAGAAATCCGTTTGTCCTCGAGACATACCTAAAAAGCACTGGCGCGGCCAACGTGTACCAGCCGACTGGGTACGTAATGCCCAAAAACATGGCAGGCGATAACGTTGCAGACAACACCACCATTTCGTTAATTCAATTTGGGATAGGTGATCCTGTTGACGCGGCTTTTTCGACACAAAAACCGCAAGTAGATCGCAAACTTTCTGACTCTGATAAGCCCGCTGATCCGGGTCGCCTATTGGAGGAAGACGATCTTCGCCGTCGTTCACTCCATGTTTCTAAAGGCCGTAAAGACCAGTATGACTACGGGACTGAATCGTGAAAAAAGAATTGTTATTTAATATCCTTAACGAAGTCGGCTCAGAGGACGTTGAACGCATTGCGGGCTCTAAAAAAGAATTTAAAAAGGCTAAAGAAACTTTCTCTAAGATTTCCCGCGGCACCGTTAGCAAACGCGATCCTTCAGTTCGAGGCGGTGTAAACCCCTTCCTTCTAACAAAAGATAGCGTTAAGGTGCAGCATAACGACACCTCTGGGCTGCGCGCTGTTATGCAATCTAATCAAAAAATTCAATATCTTGACCCAGCAAATTCATCCGGGAAATGCAACGCCTGCCCATGGTCGACTCCCGGATGCCGTGGCCATTGCCTGCGCTTTTCGGGGCACTTTGGGCTGTATGCAGGGGCAGGCCTTGCGCCTACTGTTCGCACATCGTTTGCGGCTGACGAACCCGCTATGTATCTTGGTTTGCTTCACAAAGAAATTACTAATCACGAAAATCATTCTCGAGCAATTGGGAAACGATCAGTTGTGCGGCTAAACGGCACAAGTGACGTGCCGTTCTGGGAACTATCTGCTGCTGAAGTTATTATTGGTGGTCATCCAAAAACGCTGTTTAGTGAATATACAAAACGTGGAACCGCTGGGGTCCTTGAAAAGGGTGACCCCGCCGATGCCCCCATTAAGTACCCAAACGTGTTTAATATTCGAAGTGCCGGTGAGCGGATAACGGTTGACCGCATTAGGCAAATCACTACAGCAAGCATCCCCGGCTATAGCAGCAACCTTGCTGTTCCTTTTGCTGTACCTTCACAGGATTACAAGTTTTCCGATCACGTGCGTCTTACTGACGCGCAAGGCAAAACTATTGATCTTCCAGTTGTAAAAGAACGTGTTAGTCGGGGTCGTGGCCACCGTAAGCGGCCTGTATCTGTGGGTGACCTTCACGACATTCGTGCGCACGATCCCGACATTGGGGGCGTTGTTGCTTTGCGCGAAAAGATTATGACTGATCCGTCTAAGGTAGGGCGCAAAGACACAAGTGGGTTTATTCGTCAATTTGTGCCTGTCGATGCCCACGTCAAAGTTCGGCGCAAATCGAGGAAGCAAATGTAAGTATGTGGTGGGATTTGTTTATTGGGTCTGTTATTACAGCAACTGGAGCAGGTCTTGTTAGTGGCGTCGTTTGGTTTGCAAAAATTCTAATAAGTTTTCGCAAAGAAAATAGAGAAGATCACGACAAAGTAATGCGAGAACTTAAAAATTTAAAGAAAAGCATTGATGTTGTTGGTGAACGCATGACTAGTCACATCGAATGGCATCTAAAAAAGAGGTAATTAATGCTTGGAAAGATTTCACTACTAAAAAATATTCTTTTGCGCATGCTTGCAACGTTTGCCGCCAGTGGTCTTGGGGTCATTGGCGCTGGCACTATTGTTGGCGTTCCCATATGGAAAGCGGTATTTATGGCAGGCATTGCCGGGGTTGCCACGGCTGTTGTGGGGTTGTCGCGTGAGTTTCTTGACGATGGGAAATTGGACATTGAAGAAATTAATACAGTATTTTCTAAAGTGGACAAAAAGACTCCAAACGTTTAGTGCCCCCTGCGGGGATCGAACCCGCGACATCCGGATTAAAAGTCCGTTACTCTGCCAACTGAGTTAAAGGGGCTTGTGCGTGAGGTATTCTATGGCGTGGGTTTAAGGCAAAAGTTGCTCTACACAGATGAAGAGGCATGGGCAATGGTTGCACCTATTGATTCGTGGGTGTTTAACAAACTTTACGTTGCTCGCATGGCGGGTGTGTTATGTGGTCCAAGAGGAATTACAGTCCCTAATCCCGACCACTACGTTGTTCGACCAATCACTAATATTTCTGGCTGTGGTTTAGGAGCCCGAAAAGTTTGGTTTGACGATGACACGTCGGCTATCCATCCCGGCGAGTTTTGGGCTGCTGTGTTGGAGGGAGAGCACCTTAGTATTGACTATAAAAACGGCCAACCCGTGTTATCGGTTCGAGGTATTAGGGCAGACCCCAATGATCTAGTTCATTGGCAAAAATGGGAAAAATGCAAAAAATACATAATGCCGCCTGACTACATTCGCCCTCTTTTAAGGCGTTATCCCATTGTCAATTGTGAATACATTGACGGGACCCTTATTGAAGTGCATCTTCGGGGCAATCCTGACTTTATTTATGGAAATGAAGAAATGATACCGGTATGGGAGGGACAACAAATTCTGTGCTCCGATGGGTGGAAATACATCCCGGACGTAATACCCCCAGATATGGACCCTAGTAAAAATCCGCTATGGGAGTTGGCTCGCCCTCTGCGTGTTGGGATACTTATTCGGTGAAGTACAGTAAAATTGAAATTGTAAAACAACGAAGAGAAAGTAGAGGAAACAACTAATGGCTAAGGTAGAGT